GAGCTGAAGCGCCTGCTCTGGAAGATGTCGGGCAGGCCGATGGAAGCACTCATCGCAGCTCTGCCGGATGCTCCAATCCAGAAGGCCGTCCGCGGCACCGAGAAGGAGAAGGACCCCCGGAAGCGGATCAAGGAGACCGCCGCCGCTATCGCCATGCTCTATAAGAAGGCTGAGAAGGACATCCGGGAAGCGATCAGCCGCAACATGGAGCAGCCCGACAGGATGCGGGCTGAGACTGGCCGCATAAGGCGCACTCTCTTAGCACAAGCGGCCTCCTGGCTACAAGTGAGCGTTCCGGGTTTGTATGTCACTGGTGCGAAAGCTCCTTTTCTCCAAGGAGCGCATGCAAAAGCAGCTCAATCAATGGCCACACAAGAATTTAACAGATTTAAAGAAATAGACTCACAAATATCAAGACATATAGAGGAAATTATAGGCGAGTCAGAAAGACGTAGGGCAAAGGCAACTTTATCACAAGTCAAACCCGACTATACTGGTTTGCGTGGTGACATCGTGGGTCACAAAACGATAGACGGGAAAGAATTAGGATTAAGCAGCTACATTGAGATGCTGGCTATCAATGTGGCAAGAAACGTCTTTAACGAAGCGGTTGAGAATGCTGCCCGAGAAAATCAAGAAGACCTCATGAGGATTTCACGCGAAGTCAGATCTAATAGTTGTCAATCGTGTCGCGATTGGGCGGGTCGTGTAATTAGCATCACAGGCCGAACTCCTGGGTATCCAACTAAATCAGAAGCGGAAGACGCCGGAATCTGGCACCCACACTGCATACATTTCTTAGAGAGGTTGGATGAAGATAGATATGCGGGCACCGGGCATTACATCGGCGGTGCGATATAAGATCAGTAACAGCAGAAGCAATACTTATATATGGCATTACGCTAAATATTGATCGTTGGCTAGGGTAGCTCCCGAAAAGTGGTTTTCCTAGACCACCTGCCAACATAAAAACTTCTAGGAACGCTATAGGAGGCGTCAAGTTTGATTCAGTCATGCTTAAATTGTAATAAAGAATTTCACGCTTATCCGTCTGCGATAAAGCGTGGCCATGCGTTGTTTTGCTCACGAAAATGCCGTGGTGAATATTATCAGGGCGCGCGAAATCCAAACCACAAAGGCGGGAAATACCTCATATGCGCCCGGTGTGGAAAGAAGTTTTGGGCGCGCCCATGGGAACAAAAGAAAGGTGTAAAATATTGCACACAGGCTTGTTATGACGAAGCGCGTCGTCCTGGGGGCGCGTGGGCAGAACATAGTGTAAAATGTATCTGCCACCAATGTGGAATCGAGTTTTATGCATTTAGATCAGAGGTCGATAATAAGGGCAGGAAATATTGCTCGCTCAATTGTTACCATCTCTCACAGGATAAACGCGTAGAGTGCACATGCACATCATGTGGTAAGTCGTTCCGAGTTACAAAAAGTGCACTCAAATACGGTCGCGGCAAATTCTGCTCACCGTCTTGTGCGAATGCGCTTGAGAATAACCCCGGCTGGTTAGGTGGAAAAAGTTTCGAACCATATTGTCATAAATTCAATCATGCACTAAAAGAATATGTAAGAGACAAATTTGGTAGGCGTTGTTTTGTGTGCGAGTCGCCCGAAATCAGACGATGCCATTCTATACACCACATTGATTATAATAAGTTGCAGGGGTGTAAAGGAATGACGTGGGCGTTAGTCCCGCTCTGCGATAGTTGTCATATGAAAACAAATCGCAACCGTTGGCACTGGTTCAATCTACTAATTCATTATTGGGCGATGAATCCTGATATCAATTTCAATTTGGACTGTTCTACATGACTTCTGAAGAATACGAGGCCTATCGAGCAATGGTCGCCCGAAGTAAGGCGCTCGTCGATGAATGGGCCGAGCTACAGGCGCTTGGCCCGGACGCAGAGAAATACTGCTGAAGCGTGGTCTGCTGTCCGGTCAGGTGAGGCCGGAAAGCTTTGAAGTGCTGATTTTGCATATTACTAATTATCGATTATTGTCTATAAATAATTTACTGATGGTGATTTCTCATGCTCACAAAATCTGCTTTGAATTATAATGGTGCTAAAATATGCTTGACTATTCGCAAATCCACACCCCTAAATTAGGAGGTTCAAAAATGCCAGATGATGAAGAAATACAAGACGACGATGAAGGGATGGAGAAAGGAGCCTCCGATCTCGATTTCGTCAAGGAACGGTTAGCGGACGAGTCCGGGGGCGTGGAGGCACTGAGCCAGGCCCTTGAGAGCATCCAGGACCCGAAGCTCAAGGAGATCATTGCCGCAATTCACGAAGACGAGGCGAAGCATCAGGCCGCGCTGCAACAGTGGATGCAGGAGAACGGTGGCGGTGAGGGCGAGGAAGAAGCCCCGGCAGAAGAGGAAGCCGACACCACCGAGAAGGATGAGGGTGGCGACGTTCCTGCGCCAGACGAGGAAGATCTCGACGAGGACGACGGCGGCAAAGGCGAGCTGATCGATCAGATCCGGGCCATATTGGAAGAGCACGATCCTGAGATGGAAAAGGCCGATGACGAGGAAGCACCGCCTGACGAAGAGGACACCGAGAAATCGGACGACGGCGATGAGGACGATAAGCCGGACTTCCTGAAAGAGGATGACGATGAAGAGGAAGCCGAGAAAGGCTGCAAGAAGTCCTTCCGGGTGCCTATTATAAAGGGCGATCAGCAAATTTGCTATGGAATTGTGTCTGAGCCTGATGTAGTAGATTTACAGGGCGATAGGCTCAGTAAATCTGAGATCCGTGTTGCATGCCATAAGTTCATGATGAAATCGCAGCGGATTAATAAGGAGCACAACGGGCCTGCTAAAGCTGATATCATCGAGTCATATATCGCCCCAACAGACTTCACATGTAATGGGCAAAAGGTCCGTAAAGGATCATGGATCATGGGCGTAAAAGTGCACGATCCTGAGATATGGCAGGCCATCAAGAAAGGCGAGATTACAGGCTTTTCTATTGCGGGAAATGGCACACGAACCGAGATCGGCTAACGCAATAACCTATATATAGATACATCTCCATTAACATCAGGCTGGATAGGTCGGCCAACCGAAAAGGAGTTTCCTGACTCCCTGCCAGCACTTAGATCTTTTCAGGAATACATGACAGGAGATGTAATTTATGCGGTTCCGGGAAGATATCCCCATTAAAGAAGTTACTCGATTGTATGTTGAAGAAGAAAAATCGGTTGTTCACATCGCGAGATTGTTTCATACCAGTCCGTCTATAATATGCGATCGGATGGACTTGGCTGGTGCAGCAAGACGACCACTCGTCAGGCATGATGTTTCTGACATCGATATAAAAGAAATGTATGTGGGCAGCCAATTATCGATTAGGGCGATATCTGAACGTGTCCAATGCAGTAGGGAGACTGTGCGGTGCCGATTAAAGTCGATGGGAGTAGTGCTTCGACCAAACACAAAAGAGCACATGTCCGATGAAGTCAAAAAAAGAATCTCGGAGGCAAAAAAAGGTTATTGTCCCTCAGAGTATGCGAGACGAAAGGTTTCAGAGGCAAACACCGGTCCGGGCAATGGTAACTGGAGAGGTGGAAAATCATATGAACCGTATTGCCCGGCGTTTACTGAGAAACTGAAAGAAGAAGTTCGGGCGGCATTTCAAAGAAAATGTTATGTTTGCCACACACCTGAGGTGGTAAATGCCAGAAAACTCTCGGTCCATCATGTCGATTATCAAAAATCACAAGGCTGTAGGGGCCAACGGTGGAGCTTAATACCGCTTTGTAACAGTTGCCACAGCAAAACCAATCGAGATAGATGGTATTGGTTCGCACTATTAAGGGATTATTGGATCTATGAACACATAGACTTCAACTCCAACCCCTTTTAACTCGTTTTTATTAAGTTGTTTCAGTTTTTTGATAAGGTGATGTTATGCCGTATGAATTGAAAGATTTAGACCTAGACGAAGTCTCGTTAGTCGGTTCTCCGGCTAACAACCGCAAATTCTTGATTTTTAAGTCAATGCAAAAATCCAAGGAAGGTATCAATGTGATAAAGACCAAGCCCGCTGGGGCAAGGGCCGGAGCCAGGGCTTCGGTCTCAAAGGCGGATATCCTGGATATAGTCCAGAAGGCCGTCGAGCCAATCCGCAAGGAGAACGCAAAGCTGCGTGAGACCCTGCTGAAGAAGGACTACGAGGAGATTGCCAAGTCCCACTTGGGGGCTCTGGGAACTCCTCAGGAAGGTGCAGAGATTCTAAAGTCTCTGGAAAGCCTGCCTAATGAAGCCAGGGACACGATTCTGAAGGGGCTCAAGCAGGCCAACGCTGCCAAGAAAGAAGCTATGGCCGTTCTGGGTACTCAGATGGGCTCTAGCAGGCCCGCACCGGGCAGCGCCACAGCTCAGTTCGAGGCAATCGTTGCCAAGCACGATAACCTCATCCAGAAGTCTGGCAACGGCCCAA